TTTGCTTGTTCTGGCGGTGCCAGTCGGACTTTGAAAACGCTCGGGCTGCCCCGCGGATCTCGTCGGCCGTGTAATCCTTGAGTCGGCCGTTCAACTGGCGGGCGCGGTCGGCGGTCGGCTTCTCTTTTGGGTTCACCAAAGAAATCAATTCGAGCAAGAGCGAGTCGTTTGTCGTTTCTTTTTTAGTTTCTTTATCATTATAAGTTTTGGTCAAATTGACTATTTCCTTGGTTTTGTTCATATTGACCATAAGGAAATGTTCAATTTGATAATTTAGGGTCGGCTTGCTGTCGATCTTTTTTACTTTGGTGGAAATGTAGCCCGCGTCGACGAGCAGTTTGACGTGTCGGCGGATCGTGCTTTTACTGAGCATTGGAAAACGCTTGAGCATCTGTTCATCACTACGATAAAAATACCCCTTGCCGAAGACTTTTTGTGCATAGACCAGATCATCATAGATCATGGCTGCTTCGATGCTAGTGTCGATCGCGACACCGACGTTGAAGCTGCGCGTTTGGCTATAGTCAGACATTTTTACCCTCTCTTCTGTTGACAGGGGGCCTGGTTCTTGCTAGGCTAGTGTTATTGAAGCCTAGAAAGCGCCTGACCCACAGGTGCTTTTTAATTGTTTTGATGTTCGATTATTGAAGCCGAACATTGAAATCATCATAACGCTAATACCCCCATTTTTGCAAGACGCTGCATATAGCGTTTATTACTATTTTGTCTACACCAGGCACGAACATCATCCCTATAAACACAAGCAATAGCAGAACGTCCAGTGTAAAAACTACCCTCCAAAAATACTTCATGGCATGTCGGCCTCGGTATTATCTTGGATGCGACGGTGTACCCCCATCGGGGTTTCGCCTGGCGCTGTTTGCTGCAATTCATACCCTTTGAGCCGTCTCTTTTTGGCGATCTCGGGTGACGGCATATACTCGCCCGCCTCCTGCAATTTTCGTCGGGCCCTAGTAATAGACTCGAAGTTGAATTTTCGGATGAGGTCCATTTGTTCGTTGGTGAGCTCGGCCCCCTCGAACTGCAATATCTGGATGATCAGTTCCTTGTCGCTATCGCGTGGCGTGACCCCAGTGCGTCGGCTTGGCCAGTTGTGCTCCAGAACATAGATCAGGCGATCATAGCCATAAGTTTTTTTAGCCATTATTCAAATACCTCCGTGATGGTGATCCGCACTTTGAACAGTCGCCCGTCGGCCAGTGCTGCACCCTCCATAAAGTTGTTGCCGTTCGCCATTAGGATCGTGAGTATCAGAGTCATGGCTTCTCTGAGCTCGTCGGGGATGTCGCTATACGTTGGTTGCATATCGGCCCTTTCCTGCTTTTTTATCCTTTGGTGTGACAGTGAATGAATACAGAGGGTAATTGTCCATACGGCCCGCTTCGGTCCATACCTCATCGCGAAAACCATGAGCTTCGCGCTGCACGCGGATCGTTTCAACACGGCCCAGTCGTTCGACCACGCCCACCAGATCATAGAGAAATAGCTTTTTGTTCGGGTTGTCGGGATCGGTACGGATACCCCGCCCCACCATCTGATAGTACAGCGCGAGTGACATCGTCGGCCTTGCTAGAATTACACAGTCCAGGATCGGTACGTCGAACCCTGTAGTAAATACGCCCATGTTGAGCATGTGCGGTACCTCGCCAGACTTGAATTGCTCGATCAACAGCTCGCGCTCTTTTTTTGGTGTTTCGCCAGTAACCAGCGATACTTTGATCCCGCGGTTGAGTAAGTGCTCTAGCGCCTCTTCGGCTTGGCCTATGCTATTGCAAAATGTGAGTGATCGCTCGTGGACCGTGTCGGCATAAGTGACCGCTTCGACAATTCGCTTGATGATGCGCCCGCCGAACTTTTCTGAGCTCTCGGTTGTGAAGTTGGCCCCAGTGCTATTGATCCGTAAACTGGACCAGTCTTTGCTCTCGGCAAAATACTTGATTGGTGCCAGGTACCCTTGCGCTTGTAGCTCGGCCGTCTCGATCTTATAAGCGATCGACTTGAAAAACGGTGTGCGACTGATGCGGTTGATCATCTTGAGCGATGCGGTGCTTGTCAGATCGCCATTCTTTTCGCGGGTCCATAGCGTATCAATGCGGTACGGCGTGGCGGTGAGGCCACAGATGTGATCGCACTTGATTGCTTTGAAGAAACTCGTGAGCATACCGTCGGCGTTTTTTGCGTTGAGGCCGTGGCACTCGTCGACAATAGCGTACTTGAAGTGTTCGAAGTTTTTCGGTTGTTTGTAGATGCTGCCGATCGTGGCAAAAGTGAATTTGCGGATCTCGCGTCGGCCCGCGCTTGCTGAATAGATCCCCGCGTCGATCAGTGGATCATAGCTTATGAGCTTTGCATAGTTCTGTTCCAGGATCTCTTTGCTCGGCTGCAATATCAGAATAGGTTCGTCGATCTTGTGACAGATGTCGGCGATGATCAGGCTTTTGCCCGCGCCCGTTGCTGCCATGATGATAAACGGCTTGCTATTGCTCTTGAGCTTTTTGACGGCGATGTCGACTGCTTCGGCTTGGTAGTCTCTGAGTTTATACATTTTCACCCCTTCGCTCGATTATGAGCTCTATCTTTTTGGTGAGTGGCATATTGCCTAGCTCTTTATTGCATGGCTCGCAAACCAGGCACAAGTTGTTGATGTTGTCGGTGCCACCATGCGAAAAACTGAGTAGATGCTCGATCGTGAGCTCGTCAAACGTCATTTTTGCATTGTGTACGAAACACTTTTTGCCGTCTCGGGCTGCGATCTTTGCTTTTTTGGCTCGTAACGCTTTACGCTTGCGATCCGTCGGCTTCCATGATCGGCCCTTTTGCCAGGCGTTGAACGCTGCTTCGGACTCGCCTGTAAAAGTCAGATCGCCCCGCTTGTTAGTGTAGACCACGCTCGTGCCGTTTTCAGTTTTGAAGCGGGCCACCTCCCATTCATTCGTTGGGTCCAGGATGACCACGCCCCGCTTGCCTAGCCACGTTTTGAATTTCTCTAGTTTAACCATTTTGCTACCGTGTCCCATATCCAGAGGATGATCTGGGATGCTATCACCAGACAGACAATCCCAAACCATACGCTCTCTATTTTGTCAAAGAAACCATCATTACGCACGGTGAGTGTTCCTCGTGATGATGTGCCAGACCAGGCCCGCTATGATGCGGGTCCAGCCTGTATTTTTAGTGTCGAAACTCATCGCTCGATCCCTTCGACTACGACAGGTTCTAAGCTGCCATTGAAGTTAAAGCGTGCATATTCGGCTTTGCCTATTGCATCGCGTACATAGCGATCGTTGAGCATCACCCCGCCCGCGCTATCCTTGAGTGGCATAACGATGTGCATGTAATTCGGGTTGAGCTCGATATTTTTGTCAGGCTTTGCCACCGCGACCAAACTCTTTTTGGTGCCGTTGGTGACATAGATCCCGCCATTGTCTTCCAGTCGGATGTTGCCATTTTCGACCAGGTCCAGTGCTTCGAACAATAATTCGCTCTTGACCATAACTCGATTGGCTGCTGTCTTTGGCTGCAATTTGCGCCAGTCAGGATATGTGCCCTCGATCAGTCGCGATACCAGAGTAAAATGGCCGTTGCGTAAGGTGATCAGTTCTTTATCGTAACCGATGTGCCAGTTGTCCATGAGCTTTGTCATTTTGATGATCTCGGCTGCTTGCCGTGGCAATAGCACGCTGATGTTGTGACCAGTGCCCCGCGTGATCAGTCGATAGCTATCTGTACTTGTTACGGTATTATTTGCGATCTCGATCGCCGTGAGCACGGGCCGTGTGTCGTCATGCGATACAGTGACAAGTGCGTCCAGGATACCGCTGATTGTTGCTCGGTTGAGCTCGTGCGGTGTGTCTAGTGCTTTGATCTCGGGCCAGTCTTCGGCTTTGAATTCCGTTTCGTCGACCAGGCCCCAGTGTTTTTGAATTGCTGCTAGTCCAGACTTTTTGAGCTTGGCCCCTGGTACATATCCGTTTTGTGTGATCTCTTCGTCTTCGATGATGATCGTTAGATCCAGGTTCGTCGCGGTGAGCTTGCCAGTTTCAAATTTGACCATTCCCAGGATCGGCAATACTTTGCCGTTCGTGACTTTTGTGAGTGCTGATAGTTGCTGCTTAGTAGCCATTTTGTTGCTTCTTTCTGGGTATATTTACCCCTGTTATTATGCTATAATTGTAGTATACACGGGACCTCGTAAGATCCCGCGATACTTTCACAATTTGTTACGCTTTCACCTCGCGTGGCGTGTTCGGTTCGACTTGATCAGGTGTGAAATACACTGCTGATGCTCGGCCGTATTCGCTAGTCTCGCCATCTTTTGTTTCGTATTCGTTACCGATGAAGCCCCAGACCTGGAGTGATCCTTTTTGGCCCTTGATAACGTGATAACCACGCTCTAGCCATTGTCGAAAAGTTCCCCGTTCCCAGTCAGTAGCGGGCTGCTTCGGTAGTACGTTGTAAAGATCGCGGATCGGCGTGAATGTTTTGCCGACGTTCTCAGGCTTCACAAATTCGCCCTTGTAATATCGCTCGCCATCGCCACCGATCGCCAGAAGAATATCCTTCCAGGCTTGGCCGTGCCAAACGTGCTTTTTCTTCGTGTTCAGTGTCTCGGCAATCAGATGCGCTAGCTCGTGACGGATAACGTCCAGGAGTTCGCGATCGTTGTTTTTATCGTTGCACCAGTCAATGAAGCGCGAGTCGATAACGATCTTGCCCGAAACTGTTTTACCGTGTCGAAACTTTGTTGCATAGCCGACTTTGGTCCCGCGGATGATCCCCGCGCTGATCTCGACCTTGCCAAACTTATATTCTGGAGTGCCGTCGATGATCATTTGAAGTGTTTTTTCTAATTGTGTCATGTAGATCTGCTTTCTTTGGCGGTCCCTCAGTAGCACGCCGTGACCGTGGCCAGGCGGTACTTGAGTACCATGAAATTATTGTTAAAATCCGTTCGCTCTGAGTAGTATATCCATGAAGCCATATGCTGCGAGCGTGCCGATTACATAGGGCCAGATAATGTTACATATTCTAGTGAATGTGTCAAACTCCTCTTTCTTCTTTAAGTTGATGCGTGTACCAGGCTTATAGTAGGCCATGTGATACCCCTTTTTGTTTATTGTTTTTGTATTTTGGTGGGGATCGCGGATCGCCTTGTAAGAGTTTTGATTACCAGATCATTCGTCACAATCTGTAACCGCGATATGTTCCCCGTTATTGCGCTATTCTCTGGTGGGCTCTGTTAGTTGATTATCATGCGAGAGTTGCGCTCGCTTGCCTACTGTTGAATGTGCTTGTCAGCTTGCCGTGTCGCTTGCTGATGTACACATAGTACCATAGGCTCAATGATAATGTCAATACATTTTATGAAAAAAGTCCGAAAAAGTGTTGTTTAACAGAGGTCAGAGTGCTATAATAAAAGTATAGAAATGATCATAAACTCTTAACAATTTAGCGTAACAGGCCCGTGTATGTATAGGATCGCGCGTATAATACAAGCGATACCAAACATACACAACGCGTGGCCACCTGTTGCGAACCGTCAAAAATAGTCATACAATATGCTTATGAGTATCAGACAAACACCAAAGCGGGTATATAAGAAAATCACCCCGCGAACAATAGCGAACCACCAGGCCCAAGCGATCCTAACGGGTAACGGTACGCAAGCGGTCCGACAAACAGATCCAGAATATACGCGCCCTGATGCGCGTGCGGTAAAGATAGTAGCAAAAAGTAAAAACATGAACGCGCTAGAATACATTGAAAATGGACTAGAACAGATCGGGAGTGAAGCTATAGACCGTATCGGCGAGATGGTGCACTCTGAGGATGAACGCATCGCCACAAAAAACGCGCACTTTGTTGTTGAACATTTGCGGGGTAAAGCGGTGCAACGCTCTATCAGTGCCACTATGAAGCTAAACATCCAAAGCGTACTAGATTAACCACCTCTGTTATAACAGGGGTCACGCTTACGTCGCACAATAATCATTTCGCGACGTTACCATCAGGGGTCGCGTTACGCTATACCCATATATGTACATGTACACACTACATATGGTGTGTTGATAAATGATAATTATATTGCATAGTATATATAGGCAGGGGGGGAGGGGGCGGGGGTGGGCCCGACCTGTGACGCGACGCTTCCACCGTTATATACAGAGTGTATATGGGACGGTACCTGTACCTGCACGCATCTCGCCCCTATATTTTTTTCTTACCTCTTAAATTTTTTTCCAGTAAATTTTTCTGTTACGCTATTGCTTTTTGTTACGCTAATTTGTTACGCTAATGTCATGAAAACAATTATTGATAGCTGGCGTTTTGAATACATCAAGGATCAGAGTTCTGATTGGAATAAGCTCAATTTAGGTGGCTTTGTACGGCCCGAGGATGGCTCAGATGCCACCAAGCACGGGAAACCGTTCACTAGTCGGGTTGTAAATTTGCAGGCGTACGCGGGCGCTCCGCAGTTCACAGAGGGCTTCGAGGTCGAGACTGACAACGGCACCGTGGTACTCGGCACCAAGGAGAAGTGGGATGAGCCAGCCACTAGTGACGAAGCCTAGTTTTAAGCGCGTTGCGATCACCTGGCTGATATTTATTTTGGTGGTCCTGGGCCTGTACTGGATTTTTTAGATGGAACAGGCACCCGACACGGAAAATGTGGTGTTCATCGACGAATACCCGCACCTGGCCGAAAAAGTCCGCTTGCGCCGACTGGGGAAGTTGTCGCTCGTAACGGGATTAAGCAATATCATAATTTTTGAGAAAAGAGGGGAAGATGGACAACAAGAAACACTACTACCGAGCTCGTAAGGACCGCGCACCAATGGTCGTGACGGGTCGGATCTACATGGCCGAGCCTGCCATTCACCGCGTGTCGGCCGTCAAGCTGTGGGATCTACGGACCCGTGCCAGCATGACGCTCGAACGCTCTACTTTGGCGGACAAGTCCCAGTGGGAGGAACTCACTGACGAAGAAATGAAAGCGATGGGCCTCAAGCCATAATGGAAGCCTACACACTCGAACTGCATTGTCACAACTGTGGCGATGCCCGCGATTATACGATCGAGAAGGGCCTCCGAGTACCCCAAGTCGAGTGTGAAAATTGTGGCGTGAAACAACTCAAGCGGGTCGCCTGGATCGACCGCAAGAAAGAAGATGATGAACCCAGTGACGACGACTAAATACGACGAGCTGACCCGTGGACCGATGAAGAAGGTGAAAATTGCCTTTGATGTCGACGGTACTTTGCGCTGCAATCACACCGACACTTGCCGTGACCCGAACCAGCGCATCGTCGATCTGTTCAAGATCCTGGCCACCTTCAAGAATGTCGAGCTCTATGTTTGGAGCGGGGGCGGTGCCCGCTATGCGTGGGGTTTTGCCACCAAGTTCGAGCTGCCAGTCAAAGAGTCACACTGTCTGAGCAAGTTCGAAGTCGGCTTCAAGCCTGATATTGCCATTGATGACATCCAAGAAACTGCCCTGGGTGGGCTCAATTTAATCGTGAGGGAAAAATGAAAAAGATCTGTTTGAATGACCAGGTAGAATTTGACGCTACCCGCGACACTGCGCTGTTTTGCTCGCCAAAATGCCGTGTGGCCTACAACCGTAAGACCGAAGAGGCGCTAAAACCCGAAAATATCGCTAAGCACAACGCCCGCGAGGACCGACTACGGCACTTGCCAGGCGGTGCCAAGATCGTGCACGCGGAAAATCCGTTCGAACGGCCAGATCCCGAGGGGTATGATGCCGAAAAAGCACTCAAAGCCTTCAAGAAAATGGGGCTCGAAGAGGTGGAATGGTTGCCGACGGGTATCGCTGCCTTCGATGACCTGACTATGATCCCGAAGGGCCGTCTGACACAGATCGAGGGACGCTACAGCGTCGGTAAAACGACCCTTTGTCTCAACATTATCGCTGGAATGAAGGACCGCAAGGTGTTGTATATCGACTCCGAGGCCAGTCTGAACCCTTCTCTTTTGGTGAAATTGCGCCTGGACCCGAAACTGTTCGAGCTCTACAACAAATCGGCCTATTTGGAAGACATCAGCAAGCTGCTTCGTGAAGCGGTCGCGTCGAAAAAGTACGATCTGATCGTGCTCGACAGTCTCGCCATGACCACCACCAGAACAGTCGCCGAGTCCGACATCACGGCCAGCAATATCGGCCAGAAAGCTAAGGTATTTAACAAAACGCTGGAGCTTTTGATGGGGGATCTGCGCGACAGCAAGACCGCGCTCGTGATTATCAACCAAACTCGCGACAAAATTGGCACCTACACGCCCGAAACGTACACTCCTGGCGGTTCTGGCAAGGACTACAACGCTTCTTTGATGATCAGCCTGAAAACTATCAAGTCGTGGCGTTTTGGCCGTACAGCAGCCGATACGAAGGCCAAAAAGTTCATCGGCCAGGAGGTCGAGGCGACGATCATCAAGAGCAAGGTGAATACGCCGTGGCGCACTGCAAAATTCAAGCTATATTACCCTGATCCTATCGACCGATCCGACGAGCAGGAAGAAGGGGAGCCACAGTTTTAATGAATACTGCTTTTGAACGAACCGAACAAAAAGACGAATGGTTAACGCCACCGTTTGTAACCGATGCGCTAGGGCCTTTTGACATTGACACCTGCGCACCTGTCACACCACCGTGGCATATTGCACCAAGAAGTTTTACTATCGAAACCGATGGACTAACGAGCGATTGGGGGGGGTCCTTCGTGTGGTGTAACCCGCCGTATGGCACTCAAACCGCGAAGTGGCTTGCCAAAATGGCAGAGCACAATAATGGTATTGCCCTGATATTTGCGCGTACAGATACGCGTATGTTCCACGACTATGTTTTTAACGCTGATGCAATTCTGTTTTTGAAGGGCCGACTGTCGTTTTATAACGTAAAAGGTGAAAAAGGCGGAACGGCTGGAGCCCCGAGTTGTCTAGTGGCTTTTGGTGCGGAGGCTGTCGATCGTTTGAAAAATTGCGGTCTGAAAGGTAAGCTCGTATGCCTAAATTAAAAAATTACGGACCAGGCCGACGCGTCAATATCTGGCTACCAGAGAAACATGACGCTATCGCGGCCGACATCGAAAATTTGAGTCAGTTCTTCCAGATCGCGCTCGAACAGGCTGCAGCCATCATGGCTTTTGATATAATCAAGAAAGAGAAGGGGCTCGTTTCACCCGCACCGACACCAGAGGCCATTGACCGATGGAATAAAGATCACCCGCTCGATCCCCTAACAGCAAAAAGGAAAAAACAATGGCCCAACATCCAGAACTCTCAGTCCAATCCCGTACTCTGATCATTAGTTTGATCGACGACTACGACGACCTGTCCGATGAGGAGCAGGCGCGTCGTTCGATTAAGGTAATTGCCGAAGATTTTTACCTGTTCTGTGAGCGAAACTTGGTCATCAAAGAGAAGATGACAAAACAGCTCGTGCCACTGCGCGACGTGCTCAACTGGGAGCAGGAGGCGCTGTTGCATGAGGTTATCGACGATCTGATCCACGGCCGACCGATCCGCTACATCATTTTGAAGGCCCGCCAGATGGGTATTTCGACACTGATCGAGGCCCTTTGTTATTGGTGGACTTCGACTCACCGCTACGTCACGAGCGTGATCATCGCCCACGAAAAGAACGCCGTCAACTCCCTGTATAAGATGTTCCGTCGCTACTACGAGTACAGTCACCCATTCTTCCAGCCCGATCGCAAATATAACACCAAGGCCGAGCTTGTATTCGACGTTTCGGATGAGGTGAAAAAAGACTACGCCGAGATGGGAAAAACTCCGCCAGGCTTGCAGTCTGAGATCAAGACGATGGTGGCTGCGGACGGCAAGGGCCGTGCCGACAACATCAACTTCTTTCACGGGTCCGAGGTTGCTTTCTGGGACGATAGCGCCGACATTGTGTCATCTGCGCTGCAGGCGGTCCCTATGGCACCCGAGAGCTTCGTATTTTTGGAGAGCACGGCCAACGGTATCGGTGGCTACTTCTATGATGAGTGGCAACTGGCGATGCGCGGTGAGAGCCAATTCAAGCCGTTATTTTTCCCGTGGCACCAGCACTACAAGTACGAGCTGCCTGCTACTGACGACGATCTGGGCCACCTCGATGAAGAAGAAGTCGAGCTGTACGAGATGTTTGCCGAACGCGGTTATGATCGTGCTTCGTGGCCCCGCAAAATTGCGTTCCGTCGGCGCAAAAAGCTGGAGTTCCGCACTGATCCGAAGAAGTTTTACCAGGAGTACCCATCCACGCCAGAAGAGGCGTTCTTGGCCAGTGGTCGCCCTGTATTCGACACCAAAATGCTGCAGGCTATGGAAAAAATTGCCCGCGATGCAGAGAAAACGCATCCGTATATGTGCGGTGAGATCGTCAAAAACGAGGATACGAGCAGCCCTGACAAGTACATTTTCAAAGAGTTCCGACGTGTTAGCGACAGTTCGGACCCGTCGGCCCTGCGTGTGTGGTGGCTGCCCGAGAAAAACAAGAAATATGCGATCGGCGTGGATGTTTCGGAAGGTATCGAGATCGAGTCGAGCAAAGGCAAGGAGCCTGACTACTCCGTCATCACCGTTCTTGACATCAAAGCCCGCAAAGTTGTGGCCCGCTGGCGTGGATACATCGACCCTGATCTTTTGGGGGACGAAGTGTTTGCGATCGGTATGTTCTACAATAAAGCGCTTGTCGGTGTCGAGATCAACAACCATGGTCTGACCACTGCTGCGAAGCTCAAAAATACCTTTTACCGTAACCTTTATATGCGGGAAACTGCCGAGGACGAACAGTTCCAAGTTCGCACCTCAAAATTCGGCTGGCTGACCAACAAAAAGACAAAACCAGTTATGATTAACGAATTAGTGCGTAGCATCCGCGAAAATGATATAATCGACTTAGATGTAGTAAGCATCCGTGAACATATGAGCTATGTCCGCGACGACAACGGCTCCATGAACGCCCAGCAAGGCCAACACGACGACTGTGTGATGTCACTCGCAATCGCCTTGCAGATGGCAGAATGGTCGGCGTATGACACGGATTATGCCAAGCAACAAATTCATAAACCTACGAGAAACACAAATGCAACCAACTCAACCTCCAACATCAGCTCCACCAATGCAGACGGGTCCATCCGCGCCACCCGTAACACGCGAGAAGTCGTCGCCCGAAGACGAGAAGCGCGAAAAGCACACCGAGCTGTCCGTCGAGCCAGGTGAACTGACGCTTGAAGATGCGCTCAAAATGTTCGACGACGCGGTCGAGTATGTCGATACTGGGTTCCGCGTCAACTGGGATAATTACTTCCGCGTTTACAAGGGCCAGCGCGTTATTCGCCAATACGAGGGTATCTCTGACCCTGTTATTCGTGAGTCGCACACGATCATTGAAACGCTGGTGGCAAATATCGCAGGCGGTACGCCTAAGTTCCACTTCGTAAAAACCAATGAAGAGCAAACCGACGACACTGACGTGTTGAACGGTATGCTCGATTACTACATGACGTGCAACCAGATGGGCCTCAAAAACCAGGAGTGGGTGCGCGATATGCTGCTTTACGGTACTGGTATCCTGCACATCGGCTGGCGCGACGGCAAGCCTGACATCGACAACATCCCGCTTCGCGACTTCTTTGTTGATCCGCTTTCTACTGGCCTTACTCAGACTACGAACCCTGCTCGCTACGCGGGCTATCGTTACTTTGTCGATAAAGAGGTGCTAGAGCGTGAAATGATCTATGATCCGAAAGAGGACAAGATGGTCCCACGCTACAAAAATCTCGATAAAATCGGCTTCGATAAGGACTCAAAGAGTGGTGGCGCGGGCAACGGCGACAAGGCTGCACCTGACAAAGCCTTCAAAGATATGTTCAACGGCTCTACTTTGGGGGATCAAGCTGTCGAGCGCCAGGTCGCGGTCATCAAACTGTACGATCTGATGTCTGGCCGACTGGTCGAGATTGGAAACCGCAAAGAATTTATCTACAACGAGCCAACCTGGTGCCAGCGTGAAGAGGAAGAAATTGATGTCGAGGTAGAAGTCGACGGTCAAGTCATCCCTACCAAGAAAAAGCTCAGTGCGATCAAGCCATTCCTGCCATTTGCCGTACTTCGTGACTACGTCGACACCTCACTGTTCTACGGTGAAGGTGAAATGGCGATCATCATGGGTGATGCCGAACTTTTGAACGACTACGAAGCGATGGATGTCGACAACAACGCGTACCAAAATACGCCGATGTACCAGATTGACCCACAATTTGCCGATCTTGCTCCAGAAATCGAAACCATCCCAGGTGCCGTGTACCCAATTCCAAAGGGTGCGATCTCTCCTCTTGAGCGTCCTCAGTTGTCACAAGATCTCGATCGCAAAAAGGAAGCTATTGCTGCCCGTATGCGTCGTGCGACTGCTGCTGATGACGCGGTCCAGGGTGTCTCTCAGAGTTCGAGCCGTACCACTGCTACAGAGGTATCGTCTCAACTCGCCCAGGCCCAGAACCGTTTCTCTACGAAACTTAGCAACCTTGAGTCAGAGGGCTACGCTCAACTTGGCGCGGTTATTGTCAAGCTCATTCAGATCTTTGTTACTCGCAAAACTGCCATTCGCATTGTCGGACCGAAGGGCGTGGCTTTCCGCGACTTTGATCCTTGGGAATACGATGGCGAGTGGGAACCACACGTCGAGCTCGACACAACCATCAAGATGAAGCAAATGGAAGTCGGCCAAAAGCAAAATCAGATCTTCGAGATCTTGACTGACGACCCACAGGGTATTTTCGACCCTGTAGAGATCAAGCGCTTCATGATCCAGACCATCAACCCAGATATTACCGATGAAAAATTCAACAAGATGCTTGCGCCACCTGCACAGCCAAACGAAGACTCAAACGACAAGGATTACCTACAGGTCAACTACAAAGACCTCGAACCATGGGGCCGTCGCCAAGCTCAAATTGATCTTGGATGGGATCCAGATCCTAGCCTCCAGGGTGATATGCAGAACCGCATGATCAAGCAGGCTGCCGAAGGTGTCGATATGCTCGATCCTGGTACTTTGGCGGATGGCAAGACCGTGGTCCCAGGCATGGAAAATATGATCGCACCACCGTCACCTACCCCAGCGCAAGCGCCAGAGGGTATGCAGCCAGCCATGGCGTGATATACTAGGCATAAGTAAAAAGGAGCAACAGAAATTACTATGGCACGAGAAAACGAAGTCCAAGGCCGCGTACAGCAAAAGCAGGCCGAGCAAAAAAAGCGTAACGCCGAGATGGCAGAAGAGGTCGACTCACTGCGACACTCATATGCTCGCATCAAAGACGAGCCAGCCTTTCAAGATATTCTGAAAAAGGCGAAGTCATTTGCTGCCTACCACAATAAGATGGCAAAAGATGGTGTCGGCTACCGCGACACTGGTCGTTTTGACGAAAAAGGTAACGCAATTCAAGAAATCGTCTATTACACTGGCGAGAAACGTCTTGGTGAACTCGACAAAGCGTCGGGTATCGAAGAGCTCGAAGATTACATTTTGCGCCAGCTTACTGCTAGTGCCAAGAAAGTGCTCGAAGAGGGCGCTCCTGTCGCTGGTGAACCACCTGTAGAACCTGTCACCGCTACCACCGCATCTGATGATGACGATGACGCTGTTGCATAATTTTTTTGAAACGTATATTCTAGTAGCATAACCGCAACCACGGTTTGCAATTTCAAACACAAATTAAGGAGAAATGATGGACGAAAATTCCACAACCGACGCTGCTGATAACCAGTCTGACCAGCAAAATGCTGACAACCAAACTGACCAGGACAAGGCGACGACGGATAATCAGAACGATGCCGATAAGGGCACCGACAACCTGGACTCATCAAATTCAACCGACAACTCGGGCGAAGATGATAAAACAAAATCAACCGAGGGGGAGGATGAAAATTCTTCTGCTTCAAAGTTCGATGACGACCTTGACGAATGGGCCAAGAAAACCAATCGGGCGGTACCTACGACCGATGGCGAACGCAAGCTCCTACAGGAGATCCGTGATGGCCAACGCGAATTTTCGCGTTCACAGGAGGCTAAGAAAGCAACTGCAGCGGTGCAGGATGCGATGAAAGATACTAAGCCTACCGACAATAAGCAAGATGATGAAGCTGGCGACGACGATGACCCTCTTGCAAAAGAAGTGGCCGACCTCAAGCGATCCAATCGCGAGGAGAAAACTGCACGTCTACAGTCAGAATACTTCACTACACACCCCGTCACTCCCGAAGAGTCGAAGGTTATGGGCGAAATCTTGAAAGAGAAAGTAGCGAAAGGCGGTCAAGCAGCTTATGACTACTGGACCAATCCCGATAACCTGGAAGACTGGCACACGCTTGCAAAAGCGCGTATCGGTGCTTCTACCGACACTACCGCAATCGAAACTGAGGCAGCTCGTAAAGAGCGTGAGCGAATTGCTAAAGAACAGCAAGCTAACGGTCCCTCACGAAACGCCACTACGAAAGTAACTTCTGAAAAGAAGGGATACAATCGCACGGAATTCTTGAAGGCCGACTAATAACCTCAAGGAAAAATTAAAATGCAAAACTATGCACACGAAGATCTAGCGGTCTTGGACGAGCGTTTTTACACTGAGTCCAAAACTAGCATGATCATTAACAACGGCATCACGCTTACCTTCCACGGTGTAGCTGGTGTGACTATCTACAACGTAGATACAGTAGCGGAAGTTGACTACACCCGTTACGGTAAAGACCGCTTCGGTCCATTAGTCGAACTGGGTACGGGTGTCCAGGAATTCACCCTTTCACAAGATAAAGCCTTTACCTTCACTATCGACCGAGGAAACTTGGAAGACAGCATGATGGTCCAGGAAGCCGACAAGGCCGTTAAGCGCCAGGTTCGCGAGGTATCCATCCCTACGACTGACATTTACCGTCTTACTGTTTTGGCGACCTACGCTTCTGCAAATGGCCAGGTTACGACCGCAGCCCTTTCTGCAAGCAACATCTTCCAAGGTATTTTGGCGGAACGCGCAGCCCTGATCGACGCAGAAGTCGATGTTGACGACCTAGTTGTTTACATCTCTGCTACTGCTGAAACCTACCTATGGCGCGATCCAGAATTTAAGGGTGCTTGTGACAAGTCTTACGCAGACAACAAGACTGGTGTTATCGGTAAAGTTCTTGGTATGACCATCGTGGTCTGTCCATCAAGCTACTACATCGCTAACTTCGGCTTCATGATCGTGCGCAAGGATGTTCTCGTAGCTCCTACTAAGTTCAACATGGTCCGTATCCTCGATGTCGTTCAAGGTATCGACGGTAAAGTAGCAGAAGGTCGTCGCTACTACGACGCTTTCATTCCAGCAAACAAGGGCGTTGGTATCCGTCTTCGCAAGATCGCCTAATAATTAAGAAGCAACAGAAGGAAAAAATATCATGCCTAAAACTACACAAGAATTAGCAAATTCACGCGCAGGGGAAACAGCCGAGTCCAACGGGTTCGGCTCCCAGGAGCGTCCTTTGCGACCAGCTGGCGTGTACCAGCTCAAGAACGACGCGGGTGAAGTCGTCGACGAGATCATCGTCAAAGTTCACCCAAAGTTCGGTGACAGCCAAGCTGCTGCAGCCGAGCGCGTAGGATACCGTTTCGTACGCGACGCAAAGCCAGGTGAAGTAAAAGAAATCGAAGTTGATGCTAAGTATCTGGCTACTGAAAATCAACTTGGTGGTATCACAGCTGATGAAAACATGAAGGGTGTAATGGCCCGATTGTCAGCTCTTGAAAAAGAGAACGCCGATCTTCGTGCAGGTAAAACTGCTGAGGAAAACAAAGGCGCTGCTGATGGTGACGTAAAAGCTGAGTCGAAAGACAACGCCAAAGTTGCTGCAGCCCAACAGCTTGAAAACCGCGGCCAAGCCCCAGAAGGCACCGCAAATGCCACTGCCAACGAACTAGACAGCGCCAACACTGGTGACGAAGGTTCCGAGGGCGATGAAGGTGATGACGAAGGTGACGATGACGGCGAGGGCGAAGGTGGTGAAAAGCCTTTCAACAAGCTAAATCGTGCTGAACTCGAAACAGTTGCGGAAAAAGAGCAGATCACTCTCCCTGCCGAAGCTGACACAAACGCTAAAATTCGCGAGGTGATCACAAAGGCTCGCGCAGAGAAAGAAAACGGTAACGTAAATGGCTAAAATCAAACTAGCTGACGGTCGTGTAGTTCTCGGTGAGAAAGGCACCGCAAACAACACAGTAGCCAACAGTGACTCAGGTTCGGCCCTGTTAATTCAAAAAGATGCACTTGTAACGACTCTGCCAAACGCTGCTACAAGCAACGTCGGACTCGAAGTATTCGTTGTCCTTGGCGCGGTACCACCTACCAGTGGTCCAGTCGGTGCGGGATCTGGTAACGCGAGTATCGGGCACGAAATTGCTCCTCACTCAAGTGACAAGATCCAGGGTATTCTTGGCGGAACGGGTACGGCCGACAAGTCGATCCTCATGGTAAAAGCAAGCCAAGTCCAAGGTGACTATGTGAAGCTGCGCTGTGATGGTGTTGATACTTGGTTCGTAGTTGAAGCCAGTGGTAACTGGACAATGGAAGCCTAATAACCTACCATTGAACTGAGTGGTCAAAGCTCACCCGAAAAGCGCTCCAGAAATGGGGCGTTTTTCTTATGGTTTTTTGATATAATGCAATCAGGAGAAATAAAAATAATGGCCAAAAAAGAAGATATTGAGATCAAACGCGGTACCACACTACCGATTGAAGTCACCATTACAGATGCAAATGGCGCTCCCGTCGATCTGACTGGCGCTACTGTTTATTTTACGGCTAAAACGGCCGAGTCTGACACTGACGCTGACGACACAAATGCTGCTATCACGGTAGATGTTACGGATCACACTGATCCAACCGAAGGCGAGACTCTGATCACGCTCACCGCTGATGACACGACGATCAATCCAGCTAGTTATCACTACGACATTACAGTCAAATATCCTGCTATTGGTGGTGCTGATCCAGTGGTGAACACCATTGTTGAAGGCAAACTCAAGATCGACGGGAAGCCGACTAATCGGAGCGTATAATGGCTGACCAGGTACGCATCGCCGTAACTTATAAGCCTGGAGCAGTCGTCAACGGCAAAGTTGTCGCCCAGGCTCGCAATTCTGTTGTGGTGCGACAGCTCTCTTTGAATG